GTTCCAAACAATGAAGCAAAAGTATTTCTAAATCCATGTAAAGCACCAGAGTTACCTAAATCACCAAACTGTGTTATAGCTGAATATGGATTTGCAATAGTACCCATATATCCTAAATCTCTTAAAGTTCCAAAACCTTTCCTCATTTGTTTATCGCCACTTATAAATCTGCTTTGCAATAAATCTACTAACTGATCTTCATTTAATGGATTGAGCCTACCTGCTGCTTTTTCTGATTCTATTATTGCACCTATAGATTTATTTATATTAAAAACACCATCTTTTGTTTTTAAAGCATTTCTACCAAAAAATTTATATTTTTCTATTTTATCTATAGCACCTCTTATATACAAAGATAAAGCATCAGCTGGATCTTCATAAAACTCTGATATTTGTTTTTCTGTTAAATCTTTAATTTTTCTTTTTTTAACAAACCTTGGAAGTCTATCTGTTGTAAGTCCAAAACCTCTTACATATTGATTAGCTACTAATGATCTTTCTGCTAATGACAAATCTTTTGCTGAATCTAGTCCTAATCTTTTTGCATACTCATTTTCTAATTCAGTTAATCTTGTTAAATTTTTAATACCTAAAGATTCTCTAAACTTATCTATGTCTTTAACTTGTCTAGGAAAATAATCATCTAATTTTTGAAAAAATATTCCAGCTTTTTGTGTATCTCCATAAATTTCTTCTAATGTATTTTTTACAATATTAAAATTTTCTTTCATTGGTTCATTCATATACGATGTTGCTTCATCAAAATTTCCATTATATAAACTTCTTGTTAATTTTGTTTTATCTACAGGATTCATATTTCTCAAATCATCAATAAATGGTTGAACTTTTTTTAAAGTATTTGCAGTATTAGTATGTAATTTGTATTCAAAATGTCTTAATTTTCCACCTACTGTTTCTGATATATTTCTTATTCTAGTTGATAATGTTCCTAAAAAATTATCTAATGCTCCTGATTTTACTCTTGATGTTGCACTATCATTAACCACAGAGTCGTTTGCTATTTTAGCAGCTTGTGATTGAGTTGGTGGTATTTTAAGTTGTTTGCCTGTTCTTTGTATTGATTTTGTTAATTTTTCATTATCTATTTTTTGAACTAAATTATTCATAGCTTCATTTGGACTAAAACCATTTTTTATATCTTGTGCTATAATTTGTTCTGCTTCTTCTATTGTTTTTAAATCAGATTTATTTTGTATTTTTTTTACTCCTACTCCTACTCCTTTTCCTATTGCATATCCCACAGCTCCACCACCAGCTCCGAAAGCTCCATACTCTAATGCTTTTTGTCCATCTATTTCTCCTGTAGTAGCTAAATCTTCTAATACACTATATCCACTACCAAGTCCTGCTGATACCCCCATTACTCTTGGTAAAGTTGCACCTGGAGCAATAGCTGTAGTTGGATCGGCTATTATGCCTACTACTTCACCTGCTGTTCCTGCAATACTTTCAGGATTTGGTTCAAAGTATTCTCCATATTCTTCTATTAAACCTCTTTCTCTTGCTCTTTCTATCATTTCTCTACGTTGATCTATGTTAGCTTCCATAAACCCTTTTCCATAAAGAGTTTCAGGAGAAAAATATTGAAAACCATTTTCAAAATCAATACTAAACCTACCTAATGGAATTTTTGCTTCTAATATATCTGTTCCTAAAGCAACTGCACCTTGTGCTTTATCATAACGATATACAAATTGTTCATAAGCACTATCTTTTCCTGTTCTTACAAGTTTTTTATTTACAATCCTATCGCCTGGCTTTGCTTCTAGCATTTTTAGTTTAGGCGATAAATCAATTTTTTCTTGTGTAATTTCCTCACCTAAATCCATTCTATCGCCTTCTTCAGAAAACTTCCTAATAAGTTTTCCATCTTTAATTTCATCACCAGGTAAAGCTGCTAATTGTCTTAATCTAGGTGAATTTTGTATTATTTCTAATGTAAGTTGTTCTGCCATTATTCTATATCTGTATATTTATCTATTTTTTCTGCTGCTTTTTTAATTGCATCAGTTACTGATAATGTAGGATCTGCACTTTGTATACTCATGGCTTCTGCTGCTAAAGAATCAATACCAGGATCAGAAAAAGCTCCTTTACCACCTAATAAATCTACTGCTGTTTTTACTTCAGGGCTAATGTCATAAAGACCTTTAACTGCTGATTCAAATCCAAGTGCTTTTTCTTCGGTCATGCTTACTTGACTTGGAGTTTTGCCTTTTACTTTTGCTAATGCTGCTTGAGCTTCTGCTAATGTTTTAGCTGGAATTGACATAGCTTCTGCACCTCTAGCTAATGCACCACCAAAGGTTTCTCCTGGTTGTCTGCCTTTACCCATTTCTAAACCTGCTCTTAAAATAGCTGCATCTATCATTTGTTTATTAGTTGGTGTTGGCATCATTTGTGGCATATAAGCATATCCTAAAAGAGTTTCTATATTGCTTAATCCTTGTGGATTATTAGGATCAATGTTTGGTGTAAAATTACCATAATCAGGTGCTGTTTCTCCTTCTCTTAAAGGTCTTGAAAAAGCTGATATAGCTTGTTGTTCAAGTCTATCAGGTACTATGTAATCTAATAACCCTAATGGGCTTTTGTATTCTGTTGCCATTATAATATCCCCTGTCTGCTAGACATTAAGTTTCTATAAAATTGTTGTAAATCTACTGGTGTTATTTGTTGTCTTTGGTTATAAACAGGCATTTGAGGTGCATTAAATACAGGAGCTTGTGGTGCTTGGATATTAACACTTCCTTGATTTAATAAACCTTGTTGTCCTTGCTGCGTTGGTTGCATAGCAAAACCTTCAGGTTTAACACCCATTCCTTGAAATACTCCAGCTACTTCAGGAGTCATATTATCTAAAAGAAAATTACCACCTGGTTGTTGTATGTTAGGCATCATCATAGGAGTTTTAGGTTTTTCCATAGGGCTATCTCCAAGAAAACCACTAAATAAATTACCTGCTCCTTGAGTAAGACCAGCAAAAGTTGGAAGTATAGAAGTTAATCCTCCACTCATTCCATTTAAAAAATCAAACATTTATATCTCCTTTTATCATAATTGATTACCTATTCCAAATCCTGCTGCTGCACCACTTGGCCCACCAATCATAAATCCACCTGCTGCACCTAATAATCCTAACAAAGGATTGCTTCGTGCTCCTGGTTGAGTAGTTGTTTGCATACCTGGTATAGGATTTCCTATTAGATTTGCATAGTTTTGCAAGTTAGCTAAATTTGCATTTTGATTAAAACTATACCTTTGCATAGCTTCATTTATAGGTAATTGTGCTCTTGCTGTTCTTATATTTCCTAATTGTTGCAATGTTTGAGCTGGTGCTTGTAAACCACTCATAATTGTAGGTATGTTTTGCATAGCAACAGCTTGTGATTTTAGAGCATCGCCATATACATCACCATATAACCTAGATGCAACATCTGATTGTTTAGTTAACATATCTTTTAATACTTCAGCTTCTAAAATACCTTGTCGAGTTCCACCAAGCTGTCCTGCTCCTGTAGCACCTCTACGAGCTTGTTGAAGTAATCTTGAGGTACTTTCTTCTATAGGATTTAATCCTGCTCTTAAAGCATTTTGAAACATAGGATTAGCAAATCTAGTAGAAGGATCTTGCATTAAACTTGTAAAACCTGGTACTAACGCATTAGCAATATCTGTTTGTCCACCTAAAGCCTGTTGTTCTCCTATTTGTTCTGCTCTAAGTAATATATCATCAGGGTTAGCATAAGTTTGGTCAGGATAAAACTGCTGTGGTGTCATATTCTGAGCTTGTTGAAAAATATCCCTTAGATAAGGAGCTTGTCCTTCCCATGGCTCTGATTTTGTTGTTTGGGTTTGCGACCCACTTCCTTTACTCATAATGTACCTCTAATGTATTGTTGTGAGTTCTTTGACGAGAACTGTGTATGCGTTTTCATACCCAAATTTCTCTAGTTTCTTTATAAATCCTTTGCGACAAACTGTTTCCATTGCTACGCAACCATTTTCTAATGCCCATTCTTCTAGGGTTTCTAGTAGTTTTTCTACCCATAAGTCTAGGTCTTGTCCACCTAGAGTAACTATTCTACAAGTAGTCTTTCTAGGGTATTCTATAATTTCTGTAGTAAGCACCGATATAATTTCTCTATCATCATCGAAAATTAACCACAGTTGCATACGAGCTTCTGATAATCTTTTATAAATATCCATAACAGACATTTCATCTCTACTCTTACCATTACCCATTTCTATATAAGGTTCACATTCCTCCCAAACCTCATTAATTCTATCTGATGGTATTCCTGATATATATAAACTCATCCTAATTTCACCCAGCTTCCTGCTGCATTTCTAAAGTAAACTCCTTCGCCACTTCCAGGGTCAAAATTAGAGCCATCTCCATATACTATATCTCCTTGCTTTATTCTGCTCGGAGCTACATTTTTAACCTCTATAAATGTTGTAGGGTTTTCTTCTAATGCTGCTTGTATTTTTTGAAATTCTTGTAATAAATATTGTGGTAAATCTTCAGGATTATCAGGTACTGGATTAGGCGTATATTTAGGTGCTTGTGACATTTAGCGTTCTCCTATTACCTCATATTCTATATCATATCCGTTTAATTCAAAAGTTGTAGCTGTTGTGTTTTGAAACTTAATAGCTATGTATTTACCTGTTGCTCTTGCATCTACTTTATTTTGTGTATCAGGATCTATAGTTTGCTGTGTTTTGTAAGTATATGTGCCATCAGGGGTCATAGAACTTCCTACAAATACTTCAGCAGAACCTGTGCTAGAAAATCTTGGAGTAATCTTTCTTACTTGTTTTACAGTGTTAGTATTGCCATCAAGCGTTAATCCTTTTCTTTCCAATATCATAGTAAAATTAGACCCTGCAAAATCAAATCCATTATCTCCTCTATAGAGTTTGGTATCTCCTGTGCTAGACATTAATATGCTAGTTTCCGTAGGATTAAAGTTTCTTTGCCCCCAGTTCTCAGTAGTGCTGTAAGCTATCCAACTTTGTGATTGTCCTGACCATACAACTGCTGATGCACCTGGATTTACTATGCCTATTGCTATATGTAAAATATCAGGCAAATCTCTAAAACTAAAAGCATTAACTTCATAATTCCATATCAATGCTTTGTTGCAATAAGTTGAGCCTACTGTTGGATAAGATACCCATATTTCATTTTTTTGTTTATTATGTGTTACAAATATGTTTGCATAATTAGTGCTATCTATTTCTTCAAACAATGTTCTTTTAATTACATTAGAAGCTACTGATTGCTTAGATACTCCATTGTGTACTATTAAATCGCCATTAGTTACTACAAAATGTTTACCATTAAATTCTGCCACACAGTTTCTTGATAAAACACCTGAGTCATCAAATAGTTTCTTAATATCAAATACTAAATTACCACCTGTAAAAGTCATAATGTATGTAGTGTTTTCTTTATATATTATAAAAGATTGTTTAAGTGGAAACCCATCTACAATAAATTCACCTGCATCACCTACTGTTGCTGAACCTGCATCGTTTGTACTAGATGCTGTCCAAGAACTAGGTAGCGTAAGGTTTTCTGCTGCATCTCCCCATCTAACTTTGTTAGGTAAATTAACAGAAGATTCAGTCATATTTAAAGCTATTAAATAATTACCAAAAGGTCTTATTACTTTACAAGTTGTGTTTGATGGCCAATTAGTTAAATCTGTAAATGCACTAGCACCTGTTGTAGCTAAACATTGTGGGTCGTCTACTCCATTATTTAAAATAGCTAATCCATTAAATATAGAACCAGTCCAGTTGCCTGAAGCAGTTAAGTTAGTAGAATAATCTCCACCTGATGATCTTGTAAAATCACTATGACTAGAACCATCGTATCTGTATATCTTAGCTGAACCAGCATAAAACCAATAACTATTAGCACCTGTAGTCCAATTTAAAGCAAAATAAGGAGCTACTGTAGGTGTACCAAAGACTTGATCTTGTCCTAATACTTTTTTAGCTGCATTATCTTCAAATCTTGCATTTTGTGTGTGTGAAAAAAATTCATTAGGTAATACAGTATCATTTGTATCTTTAATCATTCCTTTTGGATTTAATATTTGAAGGGTTGCCATTACGCAGTTCTTCTCCACATATATGCAACAATGTATGGTTGAACATTATTGTGTGCTCCACCACCACCTGTTGAAGATGTGGTAAAACTAGAAGTTCCTGATGTATCGCCTTCTGATAAATTATTATTATCAGTATCACTTGTACTCATTGTTACATTATGAGTATGAGATGGCATTTCAGCAATGGTTAATGTATGCGTTTTAGAACCACCAGTTTCTTGTGCTGTATCAAAATCACTATCTGATGAATCTAAACCTACTATAACTCTACCTGCACCAAATGCTGCCCATGTACCAAAACCTAATAAAGTTGCAGGGTTAGTCGATGAAGCTGCATTAATATAAATAGAACCTACAGGATAAACAGCTTGTAAAGTGGTTGCTGTATTAGAGCCAATAGTAATAGTGCCACTACAAGTTAAATTTCTTACACCTGTAATGTCAACATTAGCATCTGCTGTTACAGCTTTTGATGCTTGTGCTGTGCCAAGTGTTGTAACATCTACATAGTTTAATTCTGTTGTGTTTGCTGTAACTCCATCAAGTAGATTTAACTCTGTATGAGTCGAAGTAACAGCACCAGTAATACTAGGAAAAGTTGCTTTGATTGTAGATTTTACCAGTCTTATATGGTCATCACCTTCATTAACTGGATCACCAGCTACTGGATTTGAACTATTTAAGTCTGATATATATGTTCCTGTTTCTAATCCCATAATTTACTCCTTCGGATTGTCGTCTTTAACTGATTTAATATGAAGATACCATTCACCTGTTTTTGCATTATCACCAAATTTACCTGCTGCTATATCTCTATAAAGCATATCAAGTTGTTCTGTTAGTAGGCCATAAATAGTTTTGGTCTGTGTGTTTGTATCTTCGTTATAAAATCCTGATGTTCTATCTACTTTATATTGTTTATAAAGATTATTATGTGCAGTTTGTACTTGATTGTAAGCAGTTTCTTCTGCTTCTGTCATAGTGCTAACTACTCCATCTTTTAATATCTTAGGCATTAACTTCTTGCTACTCCATAAACTGTTAAACAAATTTTTCTAAAATTCTGTGATGTTGCTATAAGTTGAAATCCATTCATAGAATTACATGCTGTGTCATCTTGATGTAAACTTCCTGTTACAACTTCATGGTAATTACTTGAATTTTTATAACCAAGGTGAAAATCCATATAAGGTTTAACTTGCCCTTCTGAATCATTTGAATCAGAATCCCATCTTCCACCTCTGCCATTAGGAAAGTAAAACCAACCTGTAAGAGGTGCAGCGTCTGCACCATTTGATGCAGCAGAAGTTAAACTAGCTGATGTCGTGTTATTTTCAGATATGTTACGAGCAGTACCATTACTGTCAATTCCAACTGCCGAAACCCTATATCCAGCACCTGTTACAGCAGCACCATCGTCAAGCCATCTAAAATCTAAATTACCACCATCATTGTCAAAAGATATACCATGAATAAATACCCAGTAATTATCATAATCGCTATCAAATCCTGTATAACTATAAGTTGCTACTGATGAACCACCTGAACCATAAAAATTTACAGCACTTTCTACAACTAATCCACCACCTCCACCACCACCTGCTTCAGCCCATTTAAGACCTGTAGCTTCTGATGAATCTGCTGTTAATACATGAGTATTTGTGCCAACAGCTAATGCTTGTGGATTGCCACTACCATCACCTACTAATATTTTCCCTTTGGTAGATAGATCAACTGATGTAAGAGCAGATGTTCCATTACCAATAATTACTCCATTTGCAGTTAAACTTGTTGCCCCAGTACCTCCACTTCCAACAGCTAGTGTTGCTGATAATCCAGCAGCATTTCCTGATGTGTTTTGGTTTCCAGCACTATTAACTCCAGGTAAATCTATATTTCCAGTACCATCGAAAGATACTCCACCAATATTTCTAGCAGTTGCAAGAGCCGTAGCTGTAGCAGCATTACCTGTGCATGATCCTGATGAACCACTAGCATTACCAGTTAATGCTCCTATAAATCCTGTTGCTGTAATGCTTCCAGTAGATGGATTATATGTGCAAGTTCCATCAGATTCTAAACCAATATTTCCACCATCAACATCACCACCTGATGTAAAAATTAAAGCATTATCTTCGTTAGTAGATTCATTGTCAGTAATAGTTACTGTTGTGGCTACTGCTGCTGTACCTGATGTATTTTGATTACCAGCAGTATTAACGCCAGGAAGATTAATATTACCTGTGCCATCAAATGAAACCCCACCAATGTTTCTTGCTGTTTCTAATGCTGTTGCAGTTGCTGCGTTTCCAGTACAACTACCTGAACTCCCTGATGTATTACCTGTTACATTTCCTGTTATATTCCCTGAGAATGTTCCTGATAAAACATCTGTATTTGAATTAAATGTTAAACCACTAGCAGACTTAGGTGCTAAATCTCCTGTAGCAGCAGTTACAAATAAAGGAAAACAAGTTGTATCACTACTTTCATCTGCAACTGTTACGTTTGTAGAGGTTGTTGCTGTAGCTGAGTTACCAGTACAAGAACCTGAACTACCTGATGCGTTTCCAGTTACATTACCTGTAAGTGGCCCACTAAAACCTGTAGCTGTTAATAATCCACTTGATGAATTAAACGCTAAATTACTTCCAGTTTTAGGCCCTAAATCTCCAGTTGCTGCTGTAACAAAAAGAGGAAAACAAGTAGTGTCTGTTGATTCATCAGCTACTGTAATATCTGTAGGGGTTGAAGCTGGTACTGCTGCCCACTTCATTCCAGTTCCTTCACTACTATCAGCAGTTAATACATGATTATTAGAACCTACTGATAAAGCTGATGGATTGCCTGAACCATCTCCTATTAATAATTTTCCTTTAGTCGATAAATCTACAGCAGTTACTGCTGAAGTACCATTACCGATTAACACACCATTAGCTGTTAAAGATGAAGCTCCTGTTCCACCATGAGCTACTCCTATATCTGTAGCTTCCCAAGTTCCTGATGATATAGTTCCTGTTGTAACGATTGAACTAGAACCAGCTACTGGAGAAAAATAAGTTTTCATGGTGTCCATTCCAACTTTCTTTAAAGTTCCAGCATCTGAATATAGTAATTCATCTGCATCTGCTAAACCTGATGAAATCTCAGTTTGTCCTGAAATAACATTATCATTTAACATACTGCCTTCTACAGCATCTGCTTGTATAGTTGCAGCACCATTAGTTGCTATAGCTATATCGCCTGATATAACTACAGGGTTAAAATTAGTTCCATCGGCTATTAATGCAGCACCACTTGTATTTGTTCCCATAAACAGATCATCGCCTGTTATAGTTAAATCACCACCTATAGTTGCATTGCCTGTTGTTGTTAAAGTGCTTGAAGATGTAATACTTGCTGCTGTAACTGCTGGTAAATTTGCTGCTATATTTGTTAAAGTAACTCCAAAATTAGAATTATCATATGCTATTGCAAATATAGAAGCACTATTAGGGCTTGTTGTTGTTGTTAAGTCTGAGAATTTTTTAGTTGCCATTTATTGTATAGTCCAAGTTGTTGTAGCTACTGCTGGTATATCTTGCCAATCATCAGGTGCTATTACTATAGCTCCTTCTTGTTGTAGAAGTGCTCCATTTTCAGTTGTAAGTACATGTATATTATCTTCTGTTTCAAAATATCCTTCAGATGTATTTTGAATAATGTTCCATGTTGTAGAATCTGTAGAAACTATAGTCCATGTAGTCATTAATATAATCCGTAGTCAATTCTTGTTATAGGGGTTGTGCCTGAATGTCTATCTCTTTCATTAGATTTAATAATATCTTCTTTTGCTCTATCATAATAAGATTGCCATACAGGTATTCTTTTATCATTTTGTAAATAAGGTTCTGCTTCAACTAATGCACCATATAAATAAACATCAGGGTGATGTGTAAGCATATCGTTAGTTGTATTTGAATCTGATAAAGCTGCAAATGTTTTATAATAACTTATTTCTATTTCATAAACACCATCAGGTATTGGTCTTATTTGTATAGTATTGCCTTTAATTGAATAAGCTTTAGGTTTACCTATTTTGCTTCCTGCTTGAAGTCTATCCATAATTTCAGGTGTTAAAAATTCTAAAGGTGTTTTAGGATCAGAATTTAACTTAATATTACGCATAGCTATATAATCATCAGGTAAAGTATAATATTCTGTATCAGCTATAGTATTTGTAGTTACCCTAGTTTCCATTCTTCTTATTTTAAAATCTCTTTTATGTCTTGTTTCAGCTAGAACAATAAAATCAGGTATAACATCAGTTAAATCACTTCTATCTAACCAATTTGCTATAGATGTTTTAAGTTCTGCGTATGTTGATATAGCCATTATATTACCCTAGATGTTGTTTTTAAATATCTATAGTCAGGACTATTTAATAGTTTCCTAACTGCGTCTTTGTGGTTTTTATTATATAAATCCACACCAAATTTGTTTTTCCATTCGTAATAAATTGTAACAGGAATCCTTGCAGATAAACGAAATTCGTCTTTTATGCTGTGATCTTCCTGCTGTAATCTTTTGTTTGAATCAAGTAGTTTAGTTAGATCAGGCGACTTATGATTAATCGCCCAATCTCCTGAGTGTTCAGAAAATAAAAATGTTTGACCATCTCCTAGTTTTCGTTTCACTCACTTAACTCCTGGACATAAACTGTAGGTGTACCACTACCATGAATGGTTGCCATTTTCATACCACCATCTACTTTAAATATAATAGATTCATCTCCTGCCATGTATATTGAAGTAGCTGCTACTGCTGTAGGACTTGCTCCAAATTCAATAAATACAGGGCCAGTAGTTGTTACTCTTACATATTCAATAGCAGTATTAAAAGCTGATGTTTGTGCCGAAGTTCCACTTGTCGTTCTTGTGTGATTCGCTATAACTCTATAGCCACCTAGCCAATTTGCCATGTTTATCTCCTAATTACGAATGTTACAGTTAATGTTTTAGCACCTGAAGAGTTGCCATCGGTAATCATTTCGATTGACCCATCTTCTTCAACTCGATTAAGTGCTGATGGTGTAGATCCGTCCATAGTGCCTACTGCTGAACCTGAATGTGCAACTGTAAATCCAGCATCTGTTACAGCAGTTCCACCAATTTCAAAAGTAATTGCTGCGTTACCACCAGTAATAGCTCCTCCAAGCACAGACATAATTTTAATTATTCTGCCACCATCAGGTACTGCTACAAATGTTGAACCTGCTGTTGATATATCAGCAATCTGTCCAGTTATAAAATAATCATTTAATGTTCTCATTAAATTTCTCCAAAATTAATAACCCTCGTTCCGAAGCGATACCTTCTTCAAGGTCATTATTAAATGTATCTAAGTGGGTGGAGAAAAAAAACAAAGGAGTGCAAAAACTCCACCCTTTACTAACTACGAGGAAAGTAAAATTTTATTATGAAGTAGTTAAATCAGCGATTTTACCACTAGCTGCTTCGTTTTTAGAAACAAGAGTATACTCAACGAGTAATTGTTTCTTCTCAGCATCACCAGTTTTCGCTAAGTCTTGTACTTGGAAAGGTCTTAAATAAGCTGCTGCCCACATCTCAGTATCTACTACATGAGCTGTTCTGCCTGAACTTCTTAAGATCCTATCAGCTACTACTCTAACTTCACCGAAGTCTGAAACATAAACATCAATAGTAGCAACTAAGCTTCTATCTTCTGCCATATCCATTCTTGTTGAGTTACCAGTAAAGCCTGATACTTTTTGTTTGTTGAATGAACCAACTAACAATAAGTCAGGGTTACCACCTTGGTCATAGCAAAGTTTTAAATTTGCTTTTAAGAGTGCTTCAGTTAAAACTCTTTGAGTTCCATCTGTAACTGCTCCAGTTGTTCCATGTGTAGAACCACCACTTCCATGAGCTTCGTTAGTATTACACCATGCTTCGTAACCTCTAAGTCTACGACCTGTGCCTGATGAACCAACAGTTGCGACATTAACGCCTGTTAAGTCAAACTCCATATCACGTTTTAGTTCTTTACCAGCTTTAGCTATTTGATAAGCCATTTCTGATGTTACACCTGCTTTATTAACAACTTCTTGAGTTCCTGAAACTACAACAGGTTTTGTAGAAATCTGTGTGTAGTTTAATAGTCTTGAAGTAGCTGTTAATGCTCTGTTTGGAGAATCATCTCCTTCTATTACGACATTTGTAGCTGCTGTTGCAAGAGAATCTGTTTGCCATTCATGTTTTGTTGCAGTAGCTGTACCAGTACCGATGCTAGACATAAATGGTGTTTCAGTTGGAGAAATGTTGTAAATAACATTCGCCAAATCTTCTCTTTTATCATTACTACTAAATGTTTCGTAGGTATTTGTATAAATTGCCATTTGATTACCTTATGTAAAAAAGTTTAGTATTAGGCTAAGAGTTCATTAGGCTTTCAATAACATTTTTAGCGTCATTTACATGGCCAGTTTTCCTTAACCTTGCTCTTTGTGCTTTAACTTTATCACTAGATATTTCACCCTTAGTTGCTGGAGAACCAGGTTTTTGAACTTTAGGAACAACTTTAGTTTTCTTATTAGAAATCTTAGCTGCTAAAAGATTTTCATACAACATGGCTTTATGTAGAACATCTACAGACCTTGCGTCAATTAGGCTATTAACTTCCTGTTCGGTAAATCCTTTTTTAACTGCAAAACTTTTTATACTTTGTTTAAGTTTTGGGCCTTTATCAGGATCAACCCATTCAGGTAGTCTTTGTGCCATAATTTCTTGCTGTCTGCCAAGTTCTTCTTGCCATTTAGCTTGATGCTCTTGTTGTTGTTTTAATTGAAGATTTTTTTGTTCATCTTCAACCATTCTTTTATTATCCTGAAGTTCCCTATATTGATCTCTTTTCAACATATATTCGGTTGGATCTTCTTCCTTGAGTTTAGTCCAATCAGTAGATGAAAGTTCTTTAATCTTTGCGTCTGCCTGAGTATTAAATTGTTCAAGTTGTGATAAGTAATGCTGTCTTTCTTGTTGAGTCGCAGCTAATTCTTCATCAGCTTTTTTGCGTTGCTCGGCCAATACTTGACTTTTTCTTGTGTAATCAGCTTGTCTACTATAACCAGCTTGGAGTTCGTCAAGAGTAACCTCAACATCTTTACCATCAACTTTAATGGTGTATGTACTAGGTGTCTGACTTTCTTCAATTTGGTCATCGTCTACTAGGTCATCAGCAGTTAATCCGTCAGGATTAGTTGCTTTTGTTTCAACTGATTCGGCATTTTCCATTGCCTGTTCAGAAACATCTTCTTGAGTTTCTGTTTCTTCTTGGTTTTCTTCGCTTTGCTCTACTGGAGTGCTCATCATACCTTGAAGTGCTTTTTGTGCCGATGCAACATCTGTTACAGGCACACCACCATGAGTGGATTCTTTTATAGGGATATCATCTTTTGCCATGATTATTTACCTCCCTTTCTTTCTTCTTCGAGAATTTTTCCATTCTCCATAGTATTTACAAGAACATTTTGAGCTGTTAATACACCTCTTATAGAATGATACAATGCTTCTCTGCCATTTGTATCAACTATTTCTGTTCTTATCCATTTCTGAAATATATCGTTTTGGATAACTTCATAAGATTTTATTAATAAAGGATCTTCAAGTAATGCTTTTGCATTTTGTCCTTCCCTTATCTCCTTCTCTTTATCTGTCATTTTCTGCTCCTATTTGGTTGATTCTATCCACAATATCTGTGGTTATAGTTTTTCTCCCAGCGAGATACCCTCGAATATCATTATGACTAATAGATGTTTTCAAAGATAACTCATTTACTGAAATTCGATATTTCAACATTAACTGTTGTAAATCTGTATTAGTAAGTTTTGATTTTTCTCTTAATATAACCAATTATCTGTTCTTCTTTCTTCTAAATGTTGAAACATTCGTTGGTTTTCCACCAACACCTTGTGCTTTTGCTCTTTTACGAGAAACAGCAGATGTTATTTGTGCTTTTGTCATTCTTGCAGCTTTAGATGCAGGAACACATTTAGGATATGCTCTTCCTGAACCTTTGGCTCTACCACATTTTTGAAACTTACCCTTTTTTTTAGGCGATCCAATGTCAACCCAATTTTCTTTAAACCATTTGGTAAGACCACCAGTAGATTTAGCCACGTCTATAACCTCCCCCTCTTTTTTTATATTCTCTTACAAGCCAAGCATTAGCATAAGCTGAAGGATAAACTTTAAATTTTTTCTTAGCTGCTGATTTTACTCTTGAATATAAAGCAGGGTTAGTAGGTATATTACGACTTTTTGCCATTCATTCTATCTCTTTTAAAAATGCCTCTACCAATTAAAATATCTTTTTTGGTAACTTTTCCATCTTTATTTAAATCAGGAAATCTTTTTTTTGTTTTAATTTTTTTCATTTTCCGACCTTTTTCATTGCTAGTTTATGTGCTTGTGTAAAGGTTTTACCTTTATTCATCTCTTTACGCATAAAAGTCATATGTTTCGCACTATGATGTTTTTTATGTTTTGCAAGAGTTGCTTTTTGTAGTTTAGTTAACATTTGCCTTTTTTCTTCTTTTTTCCTTTTTTCATTGGTTTGCCATACATAATATTTCTCCTATAAAAGTTTTAGTATTTCTGTAAATTTATCACTCATCAAAACAAAGACCACAATAGCTCCATATATAATATATTGAGCTTTAAAGATTGCTCTTTTAACATCTCTAACATCACATTTAAGAACATCAATATCTCTTTGCATATGAGCAAGATGATTGTTTTTAATTAAATCAATGTCTTTTTTGAGTAATTCTATTTCTGTTTTAATGTCCTTTTCGTTCATGCTAGTGGCAACCTCTTTCTTTTAGGGTACATATTAACTGCTATTGCTACTGCTTGTTTTTGTGGTTTGCCCTCTTTTTTTAATACTTTAATTTTTTTAGAAATTAATTTATTTCTCTCAATATTTCCATATCCTGAGTATTTAGGGTATGCCATTAGCTTGGGCCTATTCCAACAGGTCTATTTTGCACAGCTTCTAGTGCAAGTTCTTGTTCGTTTAAGTCAAGTTGTGATTTTTTAATCTGTAATTCTTGTTGCTTAAGAGCAAGATTGACTGCTGCTTCTTCTTGTTTTAATTTAAGTTCTTGTGCTTTAAGTTCAGTATCTATTTGTAACTCTTGAGCTTGTAATTGTAATTTTTGTAATTCTACTTGAGCTTTTTGTTGTGCTACCTTTTCATCTAATGTAGGTTCAGGTGGTGGTTGAGGTGGCATCATAGCTGGATTAGATATAAACTGATCTGAGTTTTTATATCCTGATTGAGCTATAAATTCACTTACTGCATTATATATATTTTGTGGTGTAACGATTGACCCCATTCCACCATTTTGTATTAAACCTTGTATTATCTGCATAATAGAACCCATAGTTTGAGTCTTGCTTTGTTGCGAACCTGACCCAATACCTACATTAACAGTACAATTTAGTTTTTCTTTCCAACGAGATACATCTATAGGTACAAATTTTCCGTTAAGATAAGCTATTTTTTGTCTATCTTCGTATCTTTGTACCAGCGAATAAATGTTTCTAAATAAATCTTTAATGCCTGTTTCTGCAAATATACGAGCAATCAACTCAATTCTTTGCATAGCAGACTCAGTTGCTGCTGAAATTGCACCTGAAGTTACATGAGATGTTAATACATCAGGATTAAGACCTTGTGTCATTTTAGATACACCTGATCTTTCTTCTCTAATGCCATCTAGGTATTGTACCATTTGGAACGCATAAGATTGTATTTGTGGTGTAGGTAGTGCTGTAACAGCACCTGGTGCTCTCATTCTTACAATCCCACCTGGTTTAGATGAAAGTAAATCATCTAATTCTACTTGACCTGCTAAAACTGCATATCTAGCATTGTTAGTTAAATACATATTATCGAGAAGATTTCTCATAATAGTTGATTTAATAAGCTGTATATCTTGAACTGTATCGGCAATGCTCATGCCATGAAACTTATGTGGTATTGGTAATGGACAAATAGTTGAAAATGGAATTGAATCTATTTCCTCATTATCCAATATTATACTGCCACCTTTAGTAATTTTTCTAAGTTCTGCTATACCATCGTTATCGTAATCAATATACATATAACATTCTTCTAACCAAACTTTTCTTGATGGCCCTTCTCCTTCTTCTCCTGGAGATGAATCATCATCGTAGCTAAATCTTGTTATTCTTTCCTCATTAAACTCTGCGTTATTTTGTGTATAACTTGGTAGTTCATCAACTAAAGACTTTGGGTATCCTTCTAAAATTAAATCAGATACCGATTTTTTTACTCGATGGCACACAAAACTAGCATCTTCAACAGAAGTAGCCCTTCTTGATACTAAAAATTCTTCAGGTGGTACAGATAAAACTCTTACCTGCCCATCGGTTTTAGTTTTCTTAACTTTAACATCGTGTTCAACAATAGCTGGAGATATCAAAGTGCCAAAATCATCGACTTGTTGTTTTTGTATTACAATCTCAGTATGTTCTATGACTTCCATATCATCATTAGCAAGAATAGATTGGTATTCAATTTCAGTTAAGTTAGTGTAATTTTCTGTAGATACTTCTGTTTTTTCTTCCCAAAAATGCTTAATAACACCTGTTTTAGATATTAACGCATCTTTGAAGGCATCATATAGGACTTTAAAGCCGTTATTTTGTTTGTTAAAGACATAATTAACATAGTCAGTAGCTTGTTGTGCCATTTGCACATCTTCAGGGCCTTGTGGCTCAAATTCAGCTACATTGTTGTGCGTGGTAAAAATACGCATTAATGATGGCATAATATATTCTATTGTATCCCTAACATCAGTAGTAACGATCTCAGACCTACCCTCTATTTCATTACCAAACTTCTCGCCAAGATAATACTTCATAGCATTTTCTCTTTGTTCTGAAAGCTCAGTATTAAAATTACCTGAGGCAGACTCTATTTCATTGCTTAGTTTTGATGCTAATTCATCATCGGTCATCTTTTTAGCCATTTATTTTGTGTACCTCTTTTTAAAGTCGGACAAGAAAGATTCAATTTGCTTTTTTCTTGTCGTTGATGCTGCCGACCCACCCTCTTTCATTAGTTTTTTAACACTTTTATTAAACTTATTTATTTCTCTTTCTCTTTCTGCTAATTCCCTTGCTCTTTTATTTTTCAATTTTTGGGCTTCTGTGGCTGCTAGGCCAAAAATGCCAACTGTCCCCAAACTTGAAAGACCAAGTCCTCCAGTTATTACTCCTATTGCTTCTGCAGTCTTGCGTAGATCTTCCTTTTTTAATTTTTCTAAGGCTTTCTTTTTTAATTTTTTAGCTGCTAATCTTGCTGCAAATCCTACTAGTGGTGCTGCCATAATATTATCTCCTATACGACAGCTACATCAGGGCCTAATCTGCCCTTATTGTTCCATCGTGATCCTTTAGTTGTTGAATGTCTAAGACTCATGGCAGCATATCTTGTAGCCGACATTAAGTCATCTTTAAGTTTAATTAATTTTCCATCTTTACGATGATACATACGATACTCCTCAAACCAACTGTAAAGAGTATTAAATACTTTAAATCTACCACTTTCCATTCTGTCTAGCATTTCCATAAGACCTGCTTCCACTGAATTGCCACCTTTTTTCTCACCAATCGCTGGTGGGTTTTCAAAGTGGAAAGGCAGCATATTAACGTAATTATCACGATATTGTTCGGCTAATGTTACACCTGAACCTTTATCGTGTTGGTAGCCATCGTGTGGCCAGACTATAGGAATATAGTCGCTACCTTCCCTTTCATTAATATGTGATGCGTGATAGCTTGGGATTTGTTTACTCATCTTGTAACAATCGTAGACATAAACAATATCCTTATCTCTATCCCAGGCTAACCAAACTACGGCTGTAGGGTGGTCGTATCCAAAATCAAGACCTGCAATCCTTGAAAAATGTGGGGGTATGGTGAACGGATCACAGGCTAAGTTATCTTCATCAATAGGAAAGACTAATCCACTTCCTATCATGGGTATGCCCTTTGACCTCATATCACGCTCATGTTGAGGTAGGGCAGCTAAAATCTGTTGTTTCATATCCTCGGTTAGATGTTCTGCATCTTCCCACCCTGCTGTAACTAGGGCTTGTCCTGGTCTTAAATCTGAGGTGAAGTTTTGTACTACTTCAGTCATACCTGACTCAGGGGTAAAAGTCAGGTAGACTTGTCCTCTTTTGTCGAGGGTACGAGTAATACATTGTGAATAGATATCTTGAGGTGGTTCTTCATCTAGCCATATAATATCTAAACTCTCCCCCATAAATTTTTCAGCCCCCATTTCATAGGCTTTAAAGGCAACCCTAGACCACCCACCTGTTCTATGTTTTACAAGCACCGAAGAATGTGCATTTGGCACACCTGGTTTTCTTGTTGTTTCACCTATAAGATGTTTAGGAATACTCCCTTTCCCTCTATCTCTTGGGTTGTCAGGTTGCCCAAATAATTCTTTTTGGCATATATCTCGTGTGGTTTCATTACTAGCTCCACACACCCATGCTCTAATAGGTTTATCGTATTTCTTCCCCTTCCACCATTTAGGGTATAATCCAGTCAAATGAGCTGCCATTTCCATAGCACCCACATAAGACTTACCCACCCTGTTAGCTGCCATCAAAAGCCTCTGAGAGGACTCTATACCTGCTTTATGAAACCTTTTTTGAAAGTCGTAGGGTTGGTAGTAGTTTAACCTATTTTCCTCTTGTCGTTTATTAAGAGTTTTTAAAATCTCTTGGATTCTTTCGTTGTTTTGCATATTTGTTCTAACTGAAGATAACATTGTAAATATTGATTATTTTGAGGTATTTCTTTTGCCAAGGGTATAAGTTTTTCTTGCAATATTTTTATCTTATCTTCCCTGGCTGATATGGGTCTTAATATATTGTTTATATCTTTGCTTATCTCCCACACATCTCCCCAACCTGTTGTCCTGTTTTTCAATATTCCTCTAAGATAACCAGATAGGCTCACAACCCCTTGTTTTTTATTTTTAATAGATTTTTTTAAATTATTTTCTATATTAGTTATAAACAAATCTGCATTATATTTAGCTTCTTCTTTTTTTGTAATATTCTTGTGTAAAAATTCAACATAAGAAAATTCTGTATCTTCAATTACCTCAACGAATTCTTGCATATCTAGTTTTTTATATAGGTTTAAGAATTTGTTTACCATAGGGTCGGCTACAGTAAACTTAAAACCTGTGTTTATTTCGATCATATGATTAATATAATCTATCAAGGGTTTAATTTCTTCTGTTTTATCTAATCTGCTTTTTAGATACGCTTGGAGCTGCTCTCTTTTTTCATCTGTTTCTTTAAGTTCTTTTTCTTTTAAAGAAATGTAATTTTTATCTGTAATTTTTCTCTTACCTTTGCCGATATTGCATTGTTTGCAAGAAGTAATAAGATTTTCAAAGCTATTATCGCCACCCTCGTAAACAGGCACAATATGATCTACTTCCAAAACAACTCCCTCATCTCTTGGGGTAGCACCACAATATTGACATTTATGGTTATCTCTTTTAAATACCTCAAACCTTATTTTTGGGGATATCGATTTTCTTTTCCCAACCAATTTAAGTTTGCTCTCTTTGTTTTTACACATAATACTCCACCTCAAAGTATATGTTTTTTTAAAATAAAACGCAACATCTTGTGTTTACTAGATTGAATTGGGCTATATCTAGTATATTAGTAACTGCTAATGGTCTTATATTTCCCACCATAGTGTGGAATGATATATATATATAATTGTGTCTGCCTGTGGGGGGTTGCCACTAATATAATAATATTCTAATCAATGACTCTCTAATATTCTAATTTTCTTATGGATTCCTAATAGGCTTGTTACCGCCCTATAATCTATTAGTAGTAGGTAGGTATATTATTTATATTTAGAGGTGAGTGTGCTATGGCTAACTACTTCCCATAACCTATCAATACAAAGAAC